TCAAGGGCTTTCTCCTGCTGCGCGGGATCGCGCGAGTTGAACAATGCGAGCCATGAAAGGGCTTCGCCATATTGCGCGGGCGTCGTGCCGGTCGCCTCGATGCCTTTGACCAGGTAATCGAAGTCGGTGCGGATCTGATCGCGCTCGGTCGTGACGGTTTTCGCGGTCTCGATCAGGCTGCGGATGCGCTCCGAAGTTTCTTTCTTCAGGTTCTCCGGAATCGGATCATTGATGTGATCTTTCTTCGGCGGCTCGGCTTTCTTCCACGTGCCGTCCGGGTTGCGCTCGCGCTCGCCGTTAGGACCTTTTTCGGGTTCGCCTTCGGGCTCTTCTTCGCCTTCCGGTTCGCCTTCAGGTTCGCCTTCAGGTTCCGCATCATCAGACTGATCGTCGGTGCGTTGTTCCTCACCGTCAGCACCATCCGATTCAGTAGTTTCTGACTCAACATCGGTATCCTCCGGTTCGGGCGTCACAAGATCGCCGAGCGCATCGTTCATTTCGTCAATGACAGTGGGTTCTTTTTCAGACATGGGGCTTCCTATCGTACAGTTAAATTAAGCTGGTCCGGCACCTGGCGGAGCCGCAGGACCCGCAGTTGGCAGATTGGATGAAGCGCCCGAAGGAGTCGGGGCGCCAGGTGCTGGACTTGGAGGCGGCTGATCGCGCATAAGCGCGGGCTGCGCGAGCGCCATAGCCGCGGCTGTCGTGATCTGGCCGGCAATCTTGATGCTGACTTGCGGCTGGATCGGGGGCGGCGGTGCGCCGGCTCCAGGCGAGCCGGGCGGCGGCTTGCGGGGAATGAAGCGTTCCACGTCGCTTTCGTCGCCAAGCCGAAGCATCGTCTCTTTGATGAGTTCAATCTCGCAATTCGCCATGGCGAGATTGCCTGTGGCGAATGCTTGTTCAATACGCGCCATCGATTGTTGTATCAACGGCAGGATGGTTGACCACGCCTGCATATCAGTCTGCTGCCGCGGCTTTCCGGTCGAGCCTGCCTCGATCACGATCTCTACCATCGTGAATAGATCCTCGATATCCATGCCTTCCGGCCAAAACGCTTTCTTGCCGGCGAGGCGTTGCACGTCGCGGATCGGCAAGCACTGTAGCGCCTGCTGCGCCGTATACTCGGCCATGTCGGTCAGCGCATTTTCAATGTTATCTCGATCAGAAATAGTGCGTGCCTGTGTTCCACTCTGCTGTATATTAGCTTCAGTCGCAGTCTTGGGATTGCCCGGACCATTGATAGCAGCAGACAGAGCTTCCTGTACGCCCGAGATTCTCTCAAGGTCCGAAAGTATGAGCGTAGGATCATAAAGCCTCATGTCGATCGCTGCGACCGGCTTCGCGGCGAAGTAATCGGCGAGCGGCTTGCCGGGATCGCTCGGCCGGATCGCGGTGTACTCTTGGCTCTTCGATTCCTGGAGTTTCTTCGCCTCGATCTCATCCAATCCGGTAGCGTCGAATAGGACTCCAGGTATAGAACGTTCGCGGGTCAGCCGAAAATTGGATCGGACGGATGAGTATTCGTCCTGGAGCTTGTAAGCACGCCACGACAGGGATTGTGCGTGACGCGCACCATCCACTTCGTAGAACGCTATGTAGAAATACGGGTAAAACCGGCGCGTCGGATACGGCGGCGGAAATGGCTCCTTCGCCCATTTCTTCACTCCATCGATCTGGGTGTAAATCTGTTTGTCGCGGCGGTCCCAAATCTCGATGCCGCGCACGAAGCACTCGCCTTCAACATCGCTCGTCTGAGTCGTGAATGCTTGAGCGCTCTCCGCCGTCAACATGCCTTGCGGCAACACATTGTCGATATCGCGTGTCGTCAATTCCTTCGGAGGACGCTGCGTGTACTTTTTCGCGAGTTTCAAATCCTCGGCGCTCAAGCGCGGAAACTGCGCGAGCGCATCTTCAACCGTGTAATACGTCTCGTTGCCGATCCAATCTGCATTCAGATAATTCTCGATGCGGCTCACGTCGATCGAAACCTGCATGTTTTCCGTCTCGACATAATCGACAACGAACATGCGCGTGACGGCAAGTTCCAACTTCTCTTCGAGTGATTTGATTAGTTCGGCTTTCTCAGCCTTCTCCGCATCGATCGTATCTTGATCCTGGCCCTCGGCGTCTTCGAGTAACTTCACTTGCGCTTCGATGCGGGCGTGTGTTTCTTTCGCATCATTCAAGGCTTTCTCAACTTCGGGCATCGGACGCTTGTCAGATACCATCGTCGCCTTTAACCAACCTTCCCCGTTTGAGAGCACCGAGCGCACAGCCGTCCGAGCCTGTACCTTCAACCCGCCTTTCTTCCACAAACTGGATAGCACAATTTCCATCGTGCGGGCGAAAGTCTGCATTTGGTAGGTGCCAGATTCGTCTACTTGCGGTGATTTGCGCACCGACACATCCGGGTTCCGGGCATAAAGCAGTGCAACGAGAATGTCGATAAATGCACCAATCAAATTCGTCGTAACAGCCCATGCGAGATCACTCGTTCCGGCGGCGTAGCGCCGGTCAATCGCCACTTGCTTGCGGAAATTCTCATCGAACTTGCGCGCCTTGTCGTACGACTTCATGCGCTTCTCGACAAGTGCTTCCTCTTCCGGGTCGTCTTCCGTCTCGCGCGGCTCTTCGTATTCGCCCCCGGTTTTCCCATCGGCAGCCTGACGCGGATCGGTCTGGCCGAACGCGCCTGGAACTGCTGGACCGCCGGAAGCGCCGGATGTGCTCATTGATTCTCTTCGCTATACGGGCTTGTCATCTCGGGCGTTGCGCTCGGGTTAGGATTCACGATCACGTCTGGACCCTTCAACCGCTGCTCTTCCTGCATGCGCTGGAGCGCACGCTCGGCCGCGGCTTGCATGGTAGCCGCAAAGGGCGACGGCGCATTGCCGGGCGCGTCCTGAAGAAGCGGCGATTTCGATTGCTCTGCCTGTGCGGCCGAACGTTTCGCGAGCGCGGGAATCATGTCGGGATTCAGCTTCGCGGGCGGCGCGGGCTGCGTCTGATCTTCAATGCGCTGAGTTTGAAAACCGGGGCGTGAGCGGATCATGGTCATACGTTATATCCTCCGACTTGCGTGGGCAAAACGATCGGCGTCGATGACTTGAACGGCGAGACTACCTTCGCGCTCTCGATCAAAGACGACGACCAGACATTCGTAGCTCCGGTCGAACTGACCCAACTCAAAACTCCGCCGGTCGAAACAACACCCGTGCCGAGTATTGGCCCGGACTTCGCAAATACTGGCATCGCTATAATCGGCGATGCGCTCGATGCCGTCACCGTCGCCAGAGTGCCGGGCACCCCTGGCGAATGGTTGACTTGTGTCACGGACCGCCGCCAGTCGTAACTGTACCAGTGAGTGCCACTTCGTTCAAAATGCCGCCCGGAGACTTATAGACGGGGCCGGTCACTGCAAGCTGCTGCTCGGCTTGAACGTTGCTAAGACCGGCGAGTGCGCCATAACCCGAAATCGGATTGACTTGAGTCGTGAGCTGCGCCGTGACCGTAACAATGCTTGGCGTATTCAGAATGCCGGGCGTCTGGTTAGGCGGAACTTGCGCGACAACAGTCGCAAGATTGCCTGTACCCATCACGCCGGGTGAAAGCGATGCGGTGTTCAACATTGCGGGAACGGCTTCATTCTGAATGCCGAAGCTCTGTTGATTCTGCCCGAGTCCAACACCGAGATTCGATTGCGTAGTAACCTGCGCTGCGGCGACAGGCGTCGCCATGTATGCAGAGCCGTTCGTCACGCTTGAACAAAGCACGCCGCCCGTGTTGTACAAATTCGGCGTTACCTGGGTCGTGCAGACCGCGGGCAACTGATTGTGGTCATTATTGTCGGCGGGCATTAGATGAACTTCCGCGCGACGAAGTACAGCACCGCGCCGATGACGGCGTAGGCGACCTTCGCGTAATGGGCCTTGATGAAAGCGAGCACAGGCGATTCGCTCTTGGCGACGGCGGCTTCGACTTTCGTCTCGACAGCAGCGACAGTCGCGCTGGATATGATTGAATCGGCCATTAGAAGTACCTCACTTTGGGTTTCTGGTTCCGGTCGTTGTATTCCAACCAGGCTTCAGTGAACGGCACGAGTATAGCCTTGTGTTCTTGCGAGGGCAAGTTGGCGTCGAACATCTGGTCAATCCCGCGGCCAACAAGGCCACACACGTCCGCTTTGTCATCCCAGCGGCCGGCGGGAAACTTCACGAGCTGCGTGATGACGCCGCCCTCACCGTTGACTCCGTTGCCATCCGACCAGGGACGATTCACAGGCATATGCACGATGCCGGCCTCGGCGAACGAGTGAAACGCTTGGAGCTTTAACCCTTTGTCCTGAAGCGACGGTAGAGATTCGATAGACGTATACGTTCGGGTGTCGCGCATCGCTTTGCGTTTTGCCGGCCCGATGGCTTTGTCGATGAGGCCGCCTTCATCGAACCATTTGATGGGTTTCCAAATACGGACCAGACGCAACCACTGGGCAATACCAACGTCTGTCTCGCATTGCTTACTCCACCAATCAATGGCCCAAAGTTCAGAGTGAGCATCGAGGCCCCAGACTCCATGCTCCGTGTAATCTGGTTCCTTTTTTCCCTTCTGTGGGACCATAGTGGCAAAGTCGGAAGCTCCGTAAATTCGGAGCGATTTCGGTAAGGCATCGAGATCCTCATAGGGAATGATTTTCATGAGTCGGATCGCGGTAGGTCTGGATTGTACATCTTAAACATCTCGCGATTAAAGTGGATACCCGTGAACGGTGCCGGCCTCTGCTGATATAGAGCAGCCCAAGTGCGAGCCGCTCGCGGATTGTCGCGCCACGTAGCCCAGTGGTCCCGAGGAAACCACTCGGGCCAGAGAAACTCACCGGGCTTCCGACCAAGTACGTCGCGATCGCTTTCCGACTCAGCCGGTATGCATAACACTTCCCACGTCTGCCCATCCCTGCATGGAATAAGTCCTGACTCACCTTCATAGTCAATAGGTAGTATCGCACCGGCAAGATCCTCTTCGTGCCAACGTGTCTGGATGATGAGCGCCCACATCGACGGCTTAGCACGAGTCATGGCCGTGTCGATGTATTCGTTGTAGGTCTTCTCGCGCAGAGTCGCAGAATCTGCTTGCTCGCGATTAGCAACAGGGTCATCAATCACCAAGCCGTCTGCGCGATTGCCGGTGATTCCTGCGAGAAGACCCGCAGCCATCATACTGCTGCCGTTCGTCAGTTGCCAGTCGTCTATCGCGCGCTGCTCATCGAGCAGTTCAGGTTTCTCTTCCCAAAGTCCCGTGTACAGCGGGTCGCGACAAATCGCCCGCACTTTGCGGGATTGTTTGCAAGCAATCGAAGTCGCATATGACGCGAGGATGATCTGGGTGTTCGGCCGCCGACCCATAGCCCAAGCAGGCGCCACTACGGAGGCATAGGTGCTCTTCGCGGAGCCTGGAGGCATGAACACCATGAGCCGGCCGCGCGGCGTCTCGATGCAGCGCTGGATAGCTTGCATCATCAAAATGTGGTGAAGTGCAACACGTGATTCAACCGGCGTGTATTTCGTAGGCTCTGTCTCGATGATGTGCTTGCCGGCCACGTCGTAGCGATCCACGACTTCAGACTGTGGCACACCAGGGATGTCTACCGACTGTGAGAATTCGATCAAACTGGCTCGGGCTCTTTCGCGGCGATTTAGTTCGGCTGCTGCCTGATGCGGGGTTGTCACGAGAGCAACTCAGCTCGATGCAAATATTCCAAGAACCGCTCAATGCCTTCCTTCGTATCGCCGGCTCGCGCTAATGTGATGTTGCAACTGTTGCAAATCCAGCCGCGGAATTTTCCTGTCTCGTGTTCATGATCATGACATGCCCGTTGCGCGGGCACTTTGTGATCGAATCGAATGTAACAACACTCGCAATTCGTTGGCTGTCGGCGCGTCGCTTGCTGCGGATACTTTCGCGCTCGGGCCAATTCACGCTTTCGATCAGCGTATCCGACTGCATGCTGTCGGTGATAATCAGGATTGCGCTTGCGCCACGCGGCTTGCATGGCTTTCACTTTTTCGGGATTCTTCGCTCGGTATCGGGCGGTTGCAGCGCTGCGCGCCGCACGTTGCTCGGGGGTTATTATCTTCATCCAATCATCTTAGCATAGGGTGTATCTCCCCATCAAGCTCATGTTGATCCACTATGGTTTGTAATTCTGTATCGGTCATCATGGCGAGCACACGCATCTGGTCGCGGGCCGTCTGCGGCTTCGGGGAATAATCCTTGAGCATGCCGGCCGCGTTGGTGCGGTCCCGAGGGTCGGCACGCTCATCGTTCATGATCTCTTTCAAGACCGCGACCGCGCGCATGGTGTGCTCTTCGGCGACATTCGTCGATTTCAAAATCTTGCCCGCGGCGTTGATGCGATCCTTGTAGTCGCCCGTCGTCAACATCTCGAAGAGAACCGAGAGCGCGGTCTCACGCAGGCTCATAGCGTGCGCCACACGCCGATGATGTAGCCGATGCAACCGGCCATGAACATGAGCAGGACGACGGTTAGAGGGCTCATGGGCAATCTCCTACGTTGTTGTCTACGGTCGGGCCGGCGTGCTCGGGTTCAGTCTCGTTGATGTTCCCGATGATGCGCCCTTCCGGGATGTGTCTGATAAGCAGTTCGCAGTGCGGGCCGACGATGTGCCCGTCAATTCCCGTGTCGTGGATATGATCGACCTTCGGGTCAAACTCGTGAACGTCTCCAGTGCACTCATCGAGCATAAACTCTGGTACGCCAGAGAAGATGGCAACCACAACATCCTGAACCGAAAAATATTGGTGATAGTACCCGGCCATGCACAGATGAACATGATACGTCCCTACAATCCGATCGCCCCAGTGCAGTTGCTTCTTGTCGATCACAGTGACCGAAGTCGGATTGCCTTCGGGCGTCGGCTCGACAAATTCGATGAGCTTACTTGAACGCTCTATCAGCATCCCGCCGTGTTCGTTTGTCGTACCCGTGGTAGAAGCCTTCGCAGTCTTCAACGCGAGTATCGCTGTGCGTTCCAACAAATTCGTTCCATGCGCGGATGCCGACAAGATTAGCAGGAATAAGGCAGCGAGAGTCTTCAAGGGCGTGCTCCATTAGAATCTCCAAGTCAGGTGCAGTTGCTTCCCGTGGCATGCGTCGAGGGTCAGCGGCTCGTCATGGGGGCGATGCCAACAATCTACCTGAACGTGCAGCGTCGAGCAAGCGGACAGGTACGCGAGCGCGAAGCATAATGCTGCGAGTCCAAGGAACATCAGTACCGCAGAAAGTGCAACGCGCATAGTGCGAGTCCGGCGCCGAGCATATAGCCGCCCACTGCCGATAGTATCAGGGTGCGACCCAGTTTGCACCAAAATTCGTGCTAGTCCCGTCCGCGAGCGCGACAATGGTCGCCATCGACTGGGTGTAGATCAGCTCGATGTAGTCGCCCACGGCGAGCTGCATGAGCTGTGCCACCGATAGCGTCGCGCTCCAGCCGGCCCCTAGCGCCGGGCACGTTTGCTGGGCGTACAAGGTGGCACCGTTCTTGCGTATCGCGAGCGAGTTGTTGCCCGAGGCGTCCTGCGATGAGACGTAGACCGCGCCCGTGACGAGGAACTTCCCGGCAACGTTCGCCGTGAGGCGCGTCGGCGTCGCGGTCGAGAACATGCCGGTCGAATCGAAGTCCACGGTATCGAAGCTGATCGCGGTCGGGGCATTCTGGCCGATCGTCTGCGCCCCGTTCATGCGATGCACCGCGGCGAGCAGGTTCTCGGTCGTCACGTTGGTAGGGTAGGACTTCTGGCGAAACCCGCGCACTGCCCAGAGCCCTAGTTCAGAATTCGCCAGCAGATCCAGGAAATCGTTTTGATTGTAGAGGACGAAAGTAGTCGTGCCATCAGCGAACGTATCGTTGCCGAAGCACTTGACGGTGATAATGTTCGCATCGGCGGATACCTTCACGATCTCGACGTTATGATCGCCGTTCGCAAGCGGCGGTAAGGTGACGTTGTAGGAGCCCAAGGATGAGTCCACGAGCGCGGAGAGATCGAGCGCCGGGATCGCCGCGTCGACGCCGGCCTGGTTCTTGAAGAATTGGGAGTTGGTCGCGACCGCGCAGCCGAGGCCGACGTTGCAGCGCTCGGAATATGCAATGCTGTTATTGACCAGATCGCATATCTTTGCGCTGATCGGCTCGCCATAGGGCGGGATCTCGTTTAACGCTGGCATGTTTACACGTCCTTGTGTACCATCAAGACACCATCGGCGCCACGGCGAATCCGTTCACGTCCTGATGCACAATCCCTGTGCCTCTAGCCGTGAGCGCCGATGGGTCACCTATAGATTGCGCCTTTCCCTATTGACATGCAAATGAGAATTTGTTACCGCTTTGTGCGTTGCCGTACAGACGGCCCCCCACCATCCCTGATAGCCGATCGCTTTGGGTCCTTCGCGAGTTGGCCCCGGCAGGCACGAATATTGCACAACGCTTTGGGTCCCTCGCAAGAAACGTGCCGAGCCGAAGTTTAGCGCGGAGCGGCCGACTTAGAGCTTGTCGCGGGTAGCGCAATAAAGCGCCCGCTCACCTGCCCGCAATGGGTCCCTAGAAAAGGGCTCCCCAGGCCCTCCCCTTTTCGCAAATTTTTTCGCGCTATACGCGGCAGGCGGTCACCCTCGACCCTCCCCGCGTTATGTTATGCGCAAGCAGCGCGGTGCACGAAGCGTGCCATATGACGCGGGAGCGAGGGTTGTTAGAGTGTTTAGAGTGTTAGAATGATTAATAATGTATAGCGTGTGCGGGTGTGCGCGCGCCCGGGCGTGTGCGCGTGTGCGCGCAGGCGCGCACCGCTGTAAGTTGCTTTCCACTACCAACACGCTACAATCTCTAACTTATTGGCATTCCTGTCATTCCTAGCATTGAGGTATTTATGATCAGTTCACGGCGAGAATATCAACGTAATTATAGACTTATGATCGGCAAGAAAGCATTAGTAATGCTCAATGAGGGTCGGCGGCTCACTTACATCCGCACCAAACTCTGTCCAGAATACAGTCGCGGCTGGCTTGCTATGGCATTACTCGATGCTATGAAAGGCGAAGAGCCGACTCGCAATCCATTACTCGATTGATGCGGTGCGGTAACACGAATTGCTCAAACAGACCACAGGCGCAGTTATTTGTCATATGCAATACATTACTTTTTCGTAATTAATCGCCAAAATGCGTTGCGCATTGCGATTTGGCACGATTCTCTCACCTATATAGATATGAAAGACAAAATTCGCGAAATAGCTCGACTCCGCCGCAACAGCCGCGCTCGCATATTTAAGCCTGTAGAGGCGACACGTCCGCAGCCGAGGCAATGTGAGATATGCGGCTTGATCGCCGTGCCTGGAGCATTAGCGCGCGACCATGACCACAAGACTGGCAAGTTCCGTGGCTGGCTTTGCACTCGATGTAATCTTGGTCTTGGACATTTTAATGATAACCCGCGCATCTTGCGTCGCGCGGCTGACTATATTCTGGCGCATTTAATATTGGAGTAGATATGTTAATCAAATTTCTTGGCGGTACGTCGTGCGAAATCACAGACTTGTGCGGCGCAGACTTGTGGGGCGCAGACTTGTGCGGCGCAGACTTGCGCGGCGCGAACTTGTGCGGCGCGAACTTGCGCGGCGCGAACTTGTACGGCGCGAACTTGCGCCGCGCCAACTTGCGCGGCGCGAACTTGTACGGCGCGTACTTGCGCGGCGCGAACTTGTACGGCGCGTACTTGCGCGACGCGGACTTGAGCCGCGCGGACTTGAGCCGCGCGGACTTGAGCCGCGCGAACTTGAGCCGCGCGAACTTGAGCGGCGCGAACTTGAGCGGCGCGGACTTGAGCCGCGCGCACTTGAGCGGCGCGGACTTGAGCCGCGCGCACTTGAGCGGCGCGGACTTGAGCTGCGCGAACTTGCGCGACGCGAACTTGAACGGCGCGGACTTGAACCGCGCGAACTTGAGCGGCGCGGACTTGCGCGGCGCGAACTTGCACGGCGCGAAAGGTTTGGAACAACAATCGATTTTGCCCGAAGGCGCAATCACCGGCTATAAGAAACTGGCCGACGGCTCAATCGCCAAGCTGCGCATTCCGGCAGAGGCCAAGCGTGTCAACGCATACGGTTCGCGTAAGTGTCGCGCGGAATATGCGTTTGTTCTGTCGAGCACGGGCGCATGGGCGAAGCATGATAAAACGAAGTATCCGAAGCGCGGCAAGATTGTGCCAGACAAATATGATCCCGATCCGCGCGTCGAATGTTCGCACGGTATTCATTTTTTCATCACCGAACAGGAAGCCAAGGATTATTAACCATGAACAAAGTCCCACAAGACAAATGGACCATCGTCACCATGAGAACCCGCAAGCTTTACCAGATTCGCCACACTCCCGTGGGTCACGCGCTCGGCCGCACCGTGGGCCATAAGGCGCAACTCAAACCCCGCGCCGTAGCCGCACGAATTGCCGCCCGGTTGCGTAAGGCTGGCATCGAGGCGCGCATATCGCCAGTGTCGGTAAACACAACTCCCGCGCAAGACGCATATCTCGCGCGGCGGTACGACGCCTACACGCGGCGGTGCCTCGGGCTAGCATGTTCACAATGACCGCCGCGCTAATCGTCGCATGGGCCGCCGCTATCCTCACATCATGGAGTGCAATCGAATGACCAAGATTCAACAATCAACGCGCGACGCTGGCA